AGCCTGACGGTAAACCAGCAGATGGACGAGCTGCGTGGTGCTATTGCTCAGGTTACTTTTGTTGACCGTTGGGGCGATGAAGGCCCCCGCTACTGGCTGCAGGATGTACAGGACAACCGTGCCATTGTTTGCGATATGCAGGACTGGAAAACTTACGCAATTCCGTTTGCTATGGACGGTGACAATGTTGTTGTTGACTGGGACGGTAAGAAGCGCGTGAAGGTACAGTATGTGGACTGGGAGGACGGCGCTGCCGAGTCTGAGCTGCCTGTGCTGTATGAAGAGTTGGCTGGCCGCATTGATGCTGCTAAGAAAGCGATCTCTGATTATGCAGAGGTAAAGGCACAGCTGAATGAGATCCAGCCGAAGTACGATGCCTATGTGGCTGCAGAAGCCGCCGCGAAACAGGCTGCCGATGAGGCGAAACGTGCGCAGCTGTTTGAACTGATGGACAAAAAGCTGGAGGGTGTTGCAGAATATGCTGCCCTGCGCGAAAACAAGGATATGGAATTTAGTGCCCTTGAGGACGAGTGCTATAAGCTGCTTGGCAAAAAGGCCGCTGAATTCAGCTACATGCCGCCCAAAAATGCTAATGGCGAAGTGAATAATGCACGCTTTGGCGTGGACGGGGTCCAGATGCAGCCTGCTGAGGGCAAATACGGTGACCTGTTTGAACGCTATCACGTTCGATAAATTTAAAAAAACATACCATATGGAGGTAATTTACTATGGCTGAAAAGCATGCTGTTGTGCGTCTGGACAATATGTCCGGCACCAAGGATGGCTCTCTGCTGAAGAGTGTCAAGGTTTATAAGAGCGATGCCGCTGTTGCGATTGATAACGCACAGCTGGTTGTCCTGGGTGACCGCGAGGGTCGTGAAGTTTATAAGGCTACCGCTCCTGTCGCCGCTTCTAAGGTTTCTGACCTGGTGCTGATTGCCAGCGAGGAGCTGTTCTATGATGAGACCCGCACCCACTACCTGACCGAGTGGGAGAACGAGGCCGGTTCTATCTGCCGTGGCTATAAGCTGCACAACGGCGACATTTTTAGTGCAACCGCCGAGGCATTTAACGAGGCCCCCGCTGTTGGCAAGTTTGTTGGCTTTGCTGCTGATGACACCAAGATCCAGGTCCAGGCTGCTGCCGATGAGAAGACCTTTGGTAAGATTGCCAGCTCTGAGAAGGTTGGCTTTGGCGACGGCGCTTACGAGTATTTCGAGATCGACGTTGCTCTGTAATTGACGGCTAGCTAAAACTAATTAAATGTTGAAATTATCTGCGCTGCCCTGAAATATGGGCGGCGCTTTTTCTATTTAGGAGGAAAATACTATGATCGATGAGAAGCTGATTAAGCTTGCCGTTGACGGCTACCATGGTCGACTGGGCAATGAATATAGCGTTGCTGACAGCCAGGAAGTGCTGCGCCAGGCGCTGATTGAGGCCAATAATGGCAGTACCAAGCTGGATTACAAGGCCGTTCGTGATGGCAAATGCCAGAATCTGTTCGCTATTGCCGAAGTCCTGGTCGAGAAGGTCAGCGAGGAAGGTCTGAAGGGCGACGAGTTCTTTACCAACTTTATTGAGGACCGCAACAAGGCTCTGGGCGACGAGGATGTTTTCCATATCACCAAGGATTGCCTGTTTGCCATTGCTGACATTGCCGAGGGCACCCAGGGCATTCGCCGTCAGCGCATTGAGGCTGGCCAGGACATTACCCTGCACACCAAGCTGCAGGCTGTCAAGGTTTACGAGGAGCTGAACCGCGTTCTGGCTGGTCGTGTTGACTTTAACCACATGGTTGAGTTGGTTGGCCGCAGCTTTACCCAGAATGACCTGGACGCAGCTTATGCCGCTTTCAATGGCCTGGTTGGCAGCCTGAGCGCCCCCTACATGCAGACCGGCACCTTTGACGAGGATAAGATGCTGGACCTGATTGCTCATGTTGAGGCTTCTACCGGCGAGACCGCTACCATTGTTGGTACCAAGAAGGCTCTGCGTAAGATCACTACTGCTGTTATGGCTGATGAGGCCAAGAGCGACATTTACGCAATGGGCTACATGGGCAAACTTGCAGGAACTAACCTGATCTCCATGAAGCAGCGCCACCAGATTGGCTCTACCAACTTTATTCTGCCTGACGATGTGCTGTATGTTATTGCTGGCGACACCAAGCCTGTGAAGCGCGTTACCGAGGGCAGTGTTACCATGCTGATGGGCGACCCCATGAACAATGCTGATCTGAGCCAGGATTACCTGATGATGAAGCGCACCGGCATTGGCCTGATCATGGACCGTGATTTTGGTGTTTACAAGCTGTCCTAATAGATAGCGTAACAATATCCCTGGGCGGGTGACCGCCTGGGGCTTTTTATTTGAGTATTTTTGGAGGTACTTATTTTGGCAGCAACGAGAAAAATCACGAACGACACCATGGTGGAATGTAAAAACGGCACCCATGGCCCACTGATTTACAAGAGCAGCCGCAATGCCGGTTATGTTGTGGAGTGGGAGAACTTTGGCGAGGTGCAGGAGATCGACTATGGTGAGCTTTTGAATATGCGAGCCAGCCAGCAGCGCTTTTTCCGCGATAACTGGATCTTGATTGAAGATGCAGAGGTACTGAGAAAGCTTGGTATGGACCGTTATTACAAAAACGCCCTGACTACGGAGAATTTTGACGAGGTGTTCCACTGGGCGCCCGCCGACATCCGCAGTAAAGTGGCAGCTATGAGCAACGGCATGAAGGACTCTATCCGAATCCGTGCCAAGGAGCTGGTGAAAACCGGAGAACTGGACAGTCGCGGCGTGATCAAAGCACTGAACGAGGTGCTGCACTGCGACCTGGAAGAAGATATTGAGCTGGAAACCAAGAAGCCCAAAGCCAAGAAAGCCATTGAGACTTTTACCATTGAATAATGGAGGTGTGAGCCATGGGCACTAAATACGAGGAAGTCTATGAGCGTTATCGTGCCCGAGTTCGCAACTACGAATTTCTGGACTACGACGCATTGACACGCGGGACATATCAGCTGGATCTTTTACATTTGGCTATTAGTGATTTTGAGGAGATCTGCAAGCAGGATTTAAACGATAGGGAAGACGATATCCTGCGCTTTAATATTACTTTGACCAACCGGGAGAAGGATATTTTGGCGCTGGGAATGGTACTTCATTTCGTGGAGCCATATGTGTACAACACGGATGCTTTGCAGAATGCCTTGAACACAAAGGACTTTACGCTATACAGCCCGGCCAATCTGCTGGAAAAGATGACAGACTTGATGAACATTACCAGCAAGCGGCTGAAAGGGGAGATCAACCTGTATTCCTTTAGGAATGGAGAGATTTCCAGCCTGACCGAGTGAGGTGACGTCCCCATGAATTATGAGATGTATGCCGCTATGCTTGGCGGGGCAGGAAGCAGCCGCCGAAGCCGCATTATTGCGAAATCTGCCCATGATACAAACCACATGGGGCCTGATTCGCCCGCCTATAAACAGGTGGAGATCGAGGGTGTGCCGCACCACATGATGATTATTTCCAGCACGGTCACGAACCAGAAGATCATACGCACTTTACCTGGCGATGATTTTGAGATCGGCAAGATCATGCTGTGGAGTAAGAGCCATTGGTTGATCACGGAGCGTGATGCTGACGATGAAATTACGGTACGCGGCAAGATCGAGCTGTGTAACCGCAATATCCAATGGCAGGATGACGAGACCGGCGAGATCATTACCCGCTGGGCCGTTGTGGACAAGCCTTATTTCTCGAACCTTTCGGAAAACAAGCTGATGACGCTTTCGAGCCGCGAATTCCAGATAAAAATACCGTATGACGAAGAATCCAGTTTACTGGACATTGGCAAACGATTGATGCTGGAAGAGATCAATGGCCAGGCCAAAACCTACCGCATTACCTGTGTGGATGGTATGACCGAGCGCTATGACCGCGACGATGAGCAGACCGGCTTTTTGGTGTTGAACCTTGAGCAGGATCAGCTTGACCCGAGCACGGATAGCAAGGCCGAGATGATTTGCGATTATAAGGAAGCGAAGAAGGTGCCGGAAGTTGGCAACGTAGCGATCAAGTACAGCGGCGAAGCCAAAGTACGTATTTGCGGCCGCGGCAAAGTATTGACTGCTACCCGTGACGGCAAAGAATACGATGACTGCATCTGGCATATTGAGCCGGATGATGAGCTGCTTCGTGAACAGGTGTATTTTGCGGAATCGGCAAATTGGAACCATTTTGTGGGAGGCAAGTGCCGGATTGCTGCGGCGGATAATCCAAAATTGAACGGGCATAGTGTTACGGTTACGGTACTATCCCCGGACGAAAAGAGCCGAGACAGTGTTGCGATAAAGGTGGTGGATGCATGAACCTGAGTGAACTTGGCGCGTACAAGCACAAGGTGGCCGGGTTGTTTGCAAGTGACCCCGATATTATTGACTTGATGCTTGGCCCTGTTGATGACGATGCGGATACTGATGAAATGCTGCTGGGAGACGACAAAGACTCTTGCGGGCATATTTACGAGTTTGAGTATACGCCGGACATTAACGAAACAACAGATACTTACCTTTGCATGGAGACTGTTGTAGCAAAAGCACCGACTGATACAGCGTACCGCGTGTATTTGTATGTGTTTGCATATTGCCACAAGAAGATCATGCAGAATTATAAAAAAGAAGGGCGGCTTGGCACCAGGGCAGATATACTGGCCGAGGATGTTGACCGCCTTTTGAATGGCAACCCGGATTTTGGAATTGGACTTGTGCGCCTTGTAAATAACGATGTGTATAAACCCGTGAACAATTATTACGGGCGCTGCCTTTGCTATGAGATACAGTCGTTTAACAGAAAGCGAGGCACGAAATGAAAGTGCCTTATTTTGAACTACTGAATCCGATTGGTTTTATGGTAGATGGGATTGGACGAGTACATTCGCCCAAATTGCGTACCATTTGCGAACGCGGCTATAAAAATTACCAGTATGCGCTGACGCTTTTGCTTATGACTCCGCATGATTTTTTTGCGGGGATTGCTGCGGCACTACATGAGGAAAAGAACCCTTATGATGAATTACCGCAAGAGCAGAAGGACGCGCTGCATATTTTTGATTTACTGACTGCAGACGAACAGACCCAGGGCGAGATAGTAACCGCCTTGGGCTTTTTTATTGATGGCATGATCACATTTGAGCCGAGTCACCGCTGCTTTTTAGTAAATGCGGTGCAGGACGAAACAGGAGCATTGGCAGTGGACGGCATGATCAACGCAGAGAATTGGACGTTGGTATGCGATGTATGCTTGCAAT